AGCGTGAATACTCTACTGTGTTTGAGTTTGATCAAGCAAATGAAAACACATTCAGTCAAAAAACCTGGCCTGTGGGACACCCGGCCGCCGGAGAACCTATTGTGATACGTGACTATCAAGTCCTAATCATCAACAACTTCCTAGCAAACCCACAGTGTATTCAGGAAGTGGCCACAGGTGCAGGCAAGACATTGATTACTGCGGCACTAAGCTACAGCGTTGAGAAGTATGGGCGTAGTATTGTTATTGTGCCCAACAAAGATCTAGTAAAGCAAACAGAAAAAGACTACAGGAACCTGGGACTTGATGTAGGTGTTTACTTTGGTGATCGCAAAGAGTGGGGCAAGACACATACCATTTGCACATGGCAAAGCTTGAATGTGTTGTTGAAGAATACCAAAGCAGGTATAGGTGACTGTACCATACAAGAGTTTATTGAAGGTGTGGTATGCGTTATGGTTGACGAAGTACACATGGCCAAAGCGGACGCACTCAAGACTTTGCTAACAGGTGTAATGAGTCACATTCCAATTCGTTGGGGACTCACTGGTACTGTGCCCAAAGAAAAGTTTGAGAGTGCCAGTTTGTTGGTTAGTTTGGGTCCAGTTATCTCCAAACTGGCTGCTAGCGAACTACAAGATCGTGGCGTGCTGGCCCAATGTCATGTGAACATTGTGCAGTTAATGGACCATGTGGAGCACTCAAATTACCAGAGCGAGCTTAAATACTTGCTGGAAGAGCCCGGCAGACTAGATGCAATGGCAGGGTTGATTCTGCAGGTAAATGAAACTGGCAATACTCTTGTGCTAGTGGATCGCATTGCCGCAGGACATGAGCTAGTATCACGACTAGGAGATAAGGCTGTATTTGTATCAGGTGCAACCAAGGGCACAACAAGACAAGAGCACTATGACGAAGTTGCAGAATCCACAGATAAAATTATTGTGGCCACCTACGGTGTTGCTGCTGTTGGGATTAATATACCTCGTATCTTTAACTTGGTTATGGTCGAGTCCGGTAAGAGCTTTACAAGGGTTATTCAGAGTATTGGACGAGGAATTCGCAAAGCTGAAGACAAAGATCATGTGCAGATTTGGGATATAACCTCAACCTGCAAGTTTGCCAAACGTCACTTAACCAAACGCAAGGCGTTCTACAAAGAAGCCAACTATCCATTCACTGCCGAAAAACTTAAATGGCAATAACAGGTTGACTTTGTGCCTGTAAAATTATATACTAAACACTTATGCGAATTTTAACACTTGACACTAACGAACCTTATGACCTTAATCATCTTCCGGACGAAGTTGATGATATGAGGTTTGCAATACTAGACAACAGCGATCCAGCCAATCCAGACTATCATTACATACCTTTGATATTCCTTGAAAGTTTTAATGCACCTGCATTGGTATTGCAAATAGGCGATTGCAAGATCAAAATGCCCATTGACTGGCAAATACTAATCGGAGAACCTGAGATAGGTGATTTGGAAATGCTACCATTGACTGCAATCAATGATCGTGGATTCAAGGTATTCCAGTTTAATCCACTCAGTAGCTTTCGACCTAGTTTTCCTACTATTGAAATTGTGGATGTTTATCAAGAAGTTGCTTGGTTTGCACCTAAATTAAAAAATGGACAAATGCTAGCAGTGCCAATTACAGATGGCCCCAAGCCTGACTGTGTGTACTTTGTTAAAGACATTAGCCGTAATTGTGAAATTGTAGACTACAATAAAGCATGGTGATACCTATGTATGCGTTTAACAATATTAAAAAAGACGGCAATTGGTGGAATGTTGAAGTGGTCAGTGGCAAAATAATGGATATGATTATGTCAGATAATTTTCAATGCTATACTTCGTTAGACCAAGCATTTGAAAAAGTTTTAAATTTTGATCGAGCCATTGATGTTGGCACCTGGATTGGTGATAGCACTGAATATATGTATCGACAATTTGCACATGTAATTGGATTTGAACCAAATCCTGTGGTATACGAATGTTGCATTAAGAATTTACAAGAAAAATCAGTTGAAAATGTTGTGGTATACAACAAAGGTTTGAGCAATGTTACAGGTCAGAAATTGCTGTTCAATAAGTCCAGTACATTTAAAGGATGGATAAACACTGTTGAAGGCAATGTTCCAGAAGTCTATCAACAAAAATCTATTGCAGTTGAATTAATTAGACTAGATGATTACAATTTTGAAAATATTGATTTTATTAAAATTGACGTTGACAGTCATGAAGGGTACGTATTAGATGGTGCTAGAAAATTTTTAGAAAATAATTCTCCAGTAATAATGTTAGAAAATAAACTAAACATTAGAGATCGGCAACACATCAACATGCCTGATCCTGTGACAATATTAAATGACCTAGGCTACAATTGTGTTGCAAAGGTAGCAAGACATGATTATATTTTTATAAAGACAGATGTACACTGAACCCCAAATATTTGAAATCGTCAATCGCTTGGCCAAGATTTACTTGGAAAGCTACCCAGAAGATCAGGAAGGCTTGGAACGCTTTCTTCGTTGGGCACACTCGCAATATGGTTATGAGTATGGGAACTCTTAAACCCGGTGCTACCTACATTTACGAACGCAATGGTGGAACAGTATATGCACGTGAGTCAGGATCAACCGATCGTCATATTGTAGGGTACGATGAGACTCTTGAGCCCACCATGTTTGGTGTTCCTGCAGCAGTAGTTGGCAAAATTATAGGCATCTATCAAATGTCACAGTTGGATTCGGGAATGAAAGAGTTGTGGGATCAACTGGAAGTAATGTATAATCTAAAGAAAACATGATTTTTGTATCTTACCCAGTGGGCACTGGAGGGAATTTTGTAGCATCAGTTTTGGCATTGTTGATTAACAATCATCATAATCAAATTCTTAATGATGGCAGCATGCATAGTAGACGTACAAAAGGTTATCAAAGATTTATTTTTTCTGATAACAATGTTGAGTTTGAACAAAAGATAACGCTTGACAACATTAGTTGTTTATCAAATCCTGATTATTTGCATGAGTCTATATTCACAGTACATATGTCAGATTTAAAAAAAATAATAGAATTATTGCCCTGTGTTCACGTAGTTTACATCACAATAACTGATCCTAAATGGATTGCTATTCAGCAAATAAATTTTTTAAAAAAAGTTATCAACCGATCTTGGTCAGAGAAAATGTATCAAGGCTTCGCCGGGACTTTTTGGCCCAAGTTTGACAAAAACTTATCCAACATGCCACAATGGGTTATAGATGATATGATGAATATTAATCTAAAATACATTAATTCTTGGAAGTTTGTGTTGCCAGAAGACCAGTCTCAGTGTTTAGAAATTCCAATGGAATTAACAGTGAAACCGTCATTGCTGTTGGACCGTGTTGTAAATTTTTTTAATTTAACCCCTAGTGAAGAACGTTATCAACAAGCAGTTGACTTAGTCAACGATTACATTAAAATAAACAATTATGACTAATAAACTAGACATTGGCAACGAGATGCGGCAGTTTGATCGCAAGAATAGATCATTCTATGACGAACTCACACAAGAAGAACGAAAGAAATTCTCAAACTATCTCATGATTCGATGGGGTAGCAGTGTAGACGGCAGTAGAGAACTGCAAGAATTTTACTTGATTGCCACTAACGAACGGCTCAACAAGCATTTCTTTAGCATGAACAAGCATCCTAAATTGCAATGGCTTATGGCAACCAGTGTGAGTCCTGGATTAGGGACACCACGCCACAATTGGATCAGCCTAAAGAAAAAAGAACCCGGTGCTGGCAGCATGAAAAAGCAGTTGATGGACCTGTTCCCCCAGCTTAAAGATGACGAGATTGATGTGTTAGCAGAGATAACAACCAAAAAAGAACTTGATCAATACTTGAAAGATCTTGGGAGAGACAAAAGTAAATGACCTATATCTGCAAGTATTGCACCAAAAGTTTTGTGCGTGAGTCTACGTTGGCAGTTCATGTGTGTGAACAAAAACGCAGACATCAAACACAAAGCGAACCAGGGGACAGACTTGGACTCATGGCATACTTGAGATTCTACGAACTAACACAAGGACAGGGCAAAACAAAAACGTTTGAAGACTTTGCATCAAGTCCTTACTACAAGGCATTTGTCAAGTATGGACGTTATTGTATTAACACACGAGTAATCAATCCCGGTCGCATGATCGAATGGCTGTTGAAAAACAACAAGAAAATTGACAACTGGTGCAGTGACAAAATCTATACAGAATATTTGCTAGAGCATCTGCGTGTGGAAAATGTTTCGGATGCTCTGGCTCGAGCAGTCGAATACAGCATGAATTGGACAGAAAAAACAGGACATCCTGCACAGGACTGTCTCCGTTATGGTAACACCAATGCTGTTTGTCATGCTATAGTAACAGGACGCATCAGTGCATGGGTAATTTACAACAGCGACTCTGGACAAAAGTTTTTGAGTGAACTCAACTCAGGGCAAGTTGCTATGATTTGGTCTTACATCGACGCTGACATTTGGAATCAAAAGTTTCGAGATCTTCCAGAAGATCGAAAATATGCACAAGAAATTTTAACACAAGCAGGATGGTAATATGATTAGAAATATCACACCCGGTCCAGGTATACATATCTCGGGCAGTGTGTACAATGCACCCTATGTCGACTCTACTAGAGCCAGTGCTGGTATAGTGAGATTCATTGGTAACAACTTTGAAGTATATGACGGCGCCGCGTGGTTGCCATTGCAGTCCAGCTACCCGCAAATTGAACTAGACGGCGTAACACAAGAAGCCCTACAATGGACACGCCGCCGGATGGAAGAAGAAAAACGCATGCTGGAACTGGCCAAAAATCATCCCACAGTGGCTGATGCATTGGCCGCACGAGATCGTGCAGATGAAGCTGTAAGTATTGTTGTAGCATTGTGTGATACAAAATGATTGCAATTGATTTTCAAGGCGGCGCCCATGGGAACTTTTTAGAGTTTGTTTGTAATAGTATGATTGGTATAACCTCTGGATTACCATTTAATAAACACGGTGCATCGCACAAAAAACACTATACTAAAGATCCATTATTTAAAGCCAGTCACTATTCGGTATGGGAACACGCAATAGAATGTAAAAAAATTATCAGCATTAGAACACACGAAGATGATCTATTGGAATTATCCGAAATTAGTTTGCTTAGGGCAGGCGACTACGGGTATGATAATGATCAATTAGAAATTAACACCTATAATAAACTTAACAATCCCGATTATAAACCTGTATTAGACACAATCATGCAAGGTTATTTTAACAATCAAATTGCAACTAGTTACAATGCCGTTCGCGATCCGAGCTGGCCCGATATTAATACAATCAGTGACTTTGGAAATTTACCAGAGCACATAAAAACAGAGTGTGTAGAACAACACCATTTAGAATTACTAGAGCTCAGTGAAGAACGTCCAGATTGTCCTAGACATGTGTTGCATGATTTTTTTATGCAGGGATTTTTAAACCCAAGTGAATTTGGATTTATTGAGACGCAAAGAAAAAAAATGATATACAGCACAGAATTTGATGTATATAATTTTCCTTTTGATTGTTTTTACAACACAACTAAATTTATTCAAGAGCTCAAACAAATTGCAATATGGTCAGAATTACAATATAATAACTGGGACAGCCTTGTTGAGTTACACATAGAATTTTTAAGTCGTCAACCTTACATTGGATCCAAATTACGTTGCGATGATTTTGTAAAAACATTGTTGATTAATCCCGACGCTGAATGGCCACAATTAAATTTACTTGAACAAGCATACATAAATGCTCAACTTACATTAAAACAATGAGTGCAGATATTGACATCGATATGCCTGACAGGCAAAAGGTACTGGATCTAATTCAGTATACCTCTGCCCAACAAGGCAATGGCCGCAAACACAACTCTGGTATCTATGTAACAGATATACCTTGTGATCCCATACACGATTGTGCAGCCATTGATTACGAAACTGCTGAATCTCGTGGTTATTTCAAACTAGACTTTTTGAACATGAGTGTTTACAGTTTGATCAAAAGTCCCAAGCACTATGAAGAGATGCTTTCGGCTACACCACTGTGGCAACGACTATGGACAGATCCTGCTTGGACCAGTCAGTTGGTACACGTGGGTAACTATTATGATTTGTTAAAAGAGATGAGGCCTGACAGCATACCAAGGATGGCAGCGTTTATTTCAATTATTCGCCCGGGCAAAGCACATCTACAACGCAAGCCCTGGGACGAAGTATTTGCGTCAGTATGGGACGGGGACGCTAGCAAGGGCTTTGTATTCAAACACAGTCATGCTATCAGTTATGCAGCATTGGTTGTACTACATATGAATATTCTCAATCAGTAAAATAATCTTTCTTTCGGAATACATGTCCCCATATTTCCACTTCATCTGGGGTTATTGCAAATGGTAGCATGCGATCCCAGTAATCGTGATATGTTTTATTAACTTTGATACCCAGTGCGTTTGTTAATATATAACTTCCGCCGGGGACAAAGAGACTATTATATTCAATACCTGATGTTAAAAATTTTTCTTCGGTAGTGACAACCTTATTCCTGGGCCTGCATAGAACATTATGCAATTGTTCAATTCGGTCTATATTAGTTATTGTATCTTTTTTTATTTCTCCGTCGATGACCCATGCCCACTTTCCTTGTTCATCAAGATTGACTCTACCATATATTTTAATACAACTTTCCCATCGGTAATTTACAAAATTCATGTCGGTCACACTAATTCTTAAAATTTTTGCTACATCAGGAGTTAGAATGTTGTCGTAATACGAAGAAATATTCTTTACTCCTGCCGGATAAAAAATGCTCGAATTAGGGTCTAATACATATCTATTGGATTCTAAAAATTCATTTAACCCTGTCTCTCTATCAAGAAACACATTGTGTTGATTTGTACTCACAGTCTGTCCAGTCATTGGATTAAAACTCCAATGACTTTCAATAAAACTAGGCAACTTTCCTAACCAACCAGCTACGAAATCTCCTCTGGAACCTCTTAGAAACTGAACTAAAACTAATCTAATAGGGATCATTAATCGATCCTCCTTACTAAAGTGATACTTTTCCTCTTGCTTTTTCTGCGGGCTATATCTGCTAAACTGCATATAGGGCCGTGTAGTATTTCTAAGTCTTTGTTGACAAAAGTCCTCAAACAAGGTTTGAATTCTTCCCAATCCCCACGTAAGAATATGTTTATGGGTATGCTTCTGTTGCTTTCCCACCACCATACATTGGCCAAATCCAAAAATCTACGTTTTTGTACTTGGTCTTGTATTGCCGCAAAGTCGTAGATAGTTGTAACAATATCGTCTTGATTTTGCACTATACCCACGTATTCATTGTTGGCATAAATGCACAACGTGATAAACGGATACTTGTCAGTTAGCTTTTTAAATAAATCATTGCCCATAAATATTAGTTGGAGATTCCTATGTACTCAACCCCGGCGTATTTATATCAGCAGATTAACCGAATATTATTGATAGACACCAGTGGTGTGGGTGATGTTTTCAAACGGAGGTGGGACCCTGTGTACTCTAAAAAATTAACCATTAACAAAGGCGTTGACAACGTACTTTTGTTTGAATTTGTAAACCAAGACCAAAAACCTGTGAATATCACTGGTAGCAATTTTGTGTTTAGATTGA